AACTCAACTTCGAGAATCTGCCCGACCTCGTCAACTTCGTGGTCGGCGCGGAGAACGCCTTTGTTCAGCGCAACGACTTCAATCCGGCGGCCGTGGACGTCATTCCGGCGTCCGACCCCAATGCCCTGACCGAGTCGCAGCGTGTTGCCAAGGCGCAGATCGAACTGAACATGGCGGCCCAGTTCCCACAACTCCATGATATGCGGGAGGCGCTGCGGCGCTTCTACGCGGCCATGGGTACCGAGAACGTGGACAAGCTCCTGATCAACCCGGAAGGCCAGGCCATCAGTGCCGACCCGCTGACTGAGGTGCAGACGGCTATGGCCGGCAGGCCCATTAAGGCCCAGCTTGGCCAGAACCACGCTGCCCATATTGCGGTGAAGGAAGCCTTCCTGAAGTCGCCGCAGATGCAGGGCACCAATGACCCGACCGTCGCTGTCGGCCTTCAGCTTCTGAATGCCAACATCTCTGAACACAAGGTGTTGATGTTCGTGGCGCAGGCGATGATGCTGGCCCAGCAGATGGGCATGCCCATTCAGGACGAGAACGTGCAGGCTCAGATCAGCACGCAGCTTATGGCGATTTCGGCCCAGTCTGGCATGGGTGGTCAGGGTCCGTCCGTTGAGCAGCAGATGGTTGAACTGAACAAGCAGGAGCTTGAACTGTCGGCCGCTCGCATCCAGTCGCAGGATGTCCGTGAGGCAGCCAAGATCGCCCTTAAGAACCGCGAGCTTGACCTCAAGGAAACCGACATGCTGCTGGACGCCGAGAACAAGAAGAGTCAAGCCCAAATTGCGGCTTCTTCTAAAATACTTGACAACTCGGCCAAACTGGCGGATATTCAAGCCAAACAGCTTGCAGAACGGGCAAACGCAGCTACCCAATGAGATTACTATCTGAGTATGTAGCAGAGGTTCAGAAGCGTGTCGAGCGGGAAAGGGACTTTCTTTCCCGTGGCGGCGCCAAGACCTACGAAGAGTATGCCCGTGCCTGCGGCGTTATTGCCGGCCTCAATCAAGCCGTGCAACTGCTCTACGATCTCGTAGAGACCAAGCCAGCAGAAGAAAGGAACTAATGCTTACCGCCCGCGTGCCCCTCGATGGGGCAATCACGAACGACCAGTGGATGACACAGGACGAAATTCCTGACCCGTCTCCGCTGCCTAGGATTCCTGGTGTAGGGATTCTTGTCCGGCCCGTGCCCATTCGGCGTAAGTCGGCAGGAGGCATCCTGCTCCCGGATACTTTCCGCGAGGACCGTGAATACCTGAACACGGTTGGTCGCGTTCTGGCCATTGGCGAACTCGCCTTCAAGGACGAGGAAATCTACAAGACTGGCGCGTGGGTCAAGCCCGGCGACTTCATCGTCTATGCCAAGTTGGTCGGCCAGAAGATCTGGTGGAAGGGCGTCAAGCTCCTTCTCATCAAGCCCTCCAACATCGAACTCGTGGTCGAAAAGCCCGAGTACCTCGACGCCAACTTCAAGGAATAATTTCCTATGTCCGAATCAGGTTACAAAGAGATTGACCTAGACAATCCGTCTGGGCAAGCAAGCGCCGTCGACGACATTGAAATTGTCATGGACGGCGTCGTTGAGCAGGAGACTCCTGTCTCGGTTGTCGCTGCCGAGCCAGCCTCTTCCCAGCAAGAGGCCGAACCCGCCGACGATGATGCCGACGACGACGGCAGTCCGGCCGAGGCCGGTTCCGCTGACCGCAAGAAGCTGACCCGCAGCCGACGCCTGAAGGCCCAGCGAGATGCTTATGCCAAGCAACTAGCCGAGACGCAAGCCCGGCTAGACGAGGCAGAAGCTCGCGCCCGGCGTTACGAGAACGACGCCAACGAGGGCGCGGCCATCGGCTTCGACCTCTACATCCAGAACCTCGACGCAGGCATGAAGACCCTGCGAGCCGAGTTCGACGCGGCCTTCGAATCTGGCGACCGGTCTCGCATCTTCGAGGTCCAGCAGCAACTCGCTTCTCTGGCCGCTAAGAAGGCGCAGGCTGAAAAGGATAGGGGCAGCATCCCTACCAAGACGGCGCCCCAATCTGGACAGGCAGCGCCGCAGCAGACCCCGCAGACTGCATCTACCGCGCCTGAACCGGCGCCCAAGCGCCAAGCTGCGCCCCCGGGCCTCAACGAGTGGTATGACCGTAACAAGGACTGGTTCAACAAGGACGCCGTCATGACGGCCGCTGCCAAGGTCATCGACCAGCAGATGGTCGCCGAGGGCTACCTGCCTACTGACCCTGACTACTTCGACGTCCTCGACCAGCGCCTGAAGCGGGAGTTCCCGGCCAAGTTGGGCGGCAAACAGGCAGCAACCCCAGCGACTCCGGCCCGTCAGCCGTCCAACCCGACCATCCAGAACCGGTCGACCCCGGCCCCCGCTTCCGGCAAGATTCGAGTTGTACTTACTGAGGCTGACCGTCAGATGGCCCGTCAACTTGGTATTACTGTCGAACAGTATGCCCGCGAGAAGGCCAAGACTGAAAAAGCTCAGTCCACCGCAAATCAATATACGGAGATTCTGTAATGCCCCGCATGAAGGCCGCGCCGGCCTCCGACAACTCTATTGACGATCCACTTGAAATTTCTCTGGAAAGCGAGTATACTCCTCCCAATGCGCTAGAAATCCCTCCCATGCCCGATGAAGACCAGTACGTCTATCGCTGGATTCGGTTTCGGGCAGGCAGGGAAGAAGACTATAACAACGTCTCGGCGCGACTTCGAGAGGGTTGGGCATTCGTTCCGCTGGAAGCAGTTCCCGATGGATACGTTTTCCCCGGTCTCGAAAGCAAGATTTCTGCGTTGGCGGGTGCAGCCATCAACGGGGACCTCGTCCTCGCAAAGCTACCTCGACGGAAAGCGGAAGCCATCCAAAAGTGGGCCGAAGATCGGGCCATCAAAGCGGAGCAGGCTTTCGATCTGAAGACGATCAGCTATGAGGACGGCGGCCGGCAGGTGCAGTTTGCTAACGAAGGTTCCAAGCGTTTTTCCCGGGGGCGACGACCCTCGTTTGGATAACATATAGAAGGAGGATAGAAGGTGCCGCAGTCTTTTGCACCGTTCGGTCTTCGCGCCATTGCTGCCCTCGGCACGCATGGCAACGAAGTCCGCGCTTATCCGCTTCCCAACGGCGCGAATTGCCCGGACCTCGGTAAGGGTTCTCCGGTCAAGCTGTCGGGCGGCGTTATTACTTCGGCTGGCACGGGTGGCGATGGTCCGCTGCTCGGCGTGGCTGCTGGTTTTGCTTGGGTCGATCCGACCACGAAGCAGCCCCAGCTTCGCAACTCCATCCCCGCCGACACGTCTTCGGCTGGCCTGTACGACGGTTCCGACCGTCCGACGGCTTACGTCGTGGACAACCCGTTTGCGACGTTCCTGATCCAAGCGAATGCCTCGGTGACGGCCGGCGATCTGGGTCTTAACTTCAACGTGACGGCCGCTGGCGGTGACGTGGATGCCGTGTACGGCGTCTCGCGTTACGCGCTTCAGGCGTCTTCCCGCACCTCTGCCGTCAACACGGCGGTGAAGCTTGTGGGTCTGGCCAACATTCCTGACAACGCTTGGGGCGATCCGTTCCCGGTGGTGGTCGTGAAGCTGAACGGCCCGATCCTCCAGCAGGTCTCGGCGGCCTAATAGGAGGATATAGACAATGACTATTCTGACTCGCGCTCAATTTGCGAAGCAGCTTGTCCCCGGCCTCAATGCCATCTTCGGCACGGCCTACAAGAGCATCGACAATGAGCATACTCCGCTGTTCGACGTCGAGCGTTCCGACCGGTCGTTCGAAGAAGAAGTGCTGATGACGGGCTTCGGTACGGCCCCGGTCAAGTCTGAAGGCGATCAGGTGTTCTTCGACACCGCGTCTGAAGCTTGGACGAGCCGCTACACCCACGAGACCGTGGCGATGGCGTTTGCCATCACGGAAGAGGCCATCGAGGACAACCTCTACGGCACGACCGGTAAGATGAAGGCGAATGCCATGGGCCGCGCGATGGCGAATGCCAAGCAGGTCAAGGCTGCCAACACCTTCAACAACGGCTTCTCCACTAGCTCGCTCTACGCTGGTGGCGACGGCAAGCCGCTGTTTGCGACTGACCACCCGACCCTCGCGGCCGGCACCCAGTCCAACCGCGTTAGCTCGGACCTGTCCGAGACCGCCCTTGAGTCCGCGCTGATCACGATCTCGCTGACCAAGGACGACCGTGGCCTGCTGATCGGCGCCCGCGCCGTGAGCCTGCACATTCCTCCGCAGCTTCAGTTCGTTGCCCACCGCATCCTGTTCTCGGACCTCCGAGTCGGCACTGCGGACAACGACACGAACGCCATGAAGGACATGGGCCTGTTCTCGAAGGGCTACACCGTCAACCATCGGTTCACGGACCCGAACGCTTGGTTTATCCGCACGGACGTTCCGAACGGCACCAAGATGTTCATCCGCGCCCCGCTGGCCACGAAGGACGATGTGGACTTCCTGACCGGCAACATGCGCTACAAGGCCCGCGAGCGTTACAGCTTCGGCTGGTCTGACTGGCGTCAGTGGTTTGGTTCGTCTGGTTCGACCTAATGGATTGGGGGCTTCGGCCCCCTTTCCTCCATCGCAAAGGAGAATCAGATGACTAGCTTTAGCTACCCGCTTAACATCCGCAACCATGAGCCGCCGGGCCCCGAGCCCGTCAACCTCGTGGAAGCGCGGGTGCCCGGCCGCTACTCGGTGGTCGTGAACACGGCGAAGACCGGCACTGCGGCGGCGGCTACCACGGTTCCGCTGTTCGTTGCTCCGGCTGGCGCCACGTTCTACGAGTGCGTCCTTGATGTGGTGACGCCCTTCGACAACACCACGACGAATATCCGCGTGGGTATTCCGACGTCGACGGGCATCCTGTACGCTGCGACCACTGCTAACACGGCCGGTCGCCGCGCTTACGCTGGTACGGGCGCCCAGGTTTCGGCCAATGCCATTCCGCTGGCAGCCGATACCACGGTGCAGGCTATCGTGTCCATCGACACGTCGGCGGTCACGGCTGGCTCCGTTATCGTCCACGTCGTGATTGGCTAACAAGGTACGGCAGGCTCTGCTTCGGCAGGGTCTGCCTTCCTTGCCATAGGAGCCCCACATGCCCGCCATTAAGGCTATTCGCCTCGTCCCTTTCCAAGTGTCGACTTCGGCGGCCACCACCAGCCCCGCCATCGACCTTGACTACCGTTTCGATGGCACGCCGGTCCGCACCTTCTTTGTCCAGAAGAGCGCCGCTGCCGGCCCCTCCATTTTCCTCGAAGCCGCGCCGACCACTGCCGGCCCGTGGATCGCCTTCGCTGAAGTGTCCGCTAACGCGGCCAGCACGGTCGTTCCCTTCAGTCTCGACGTCCCCTTTGTCCGTACCTCCTACGCTGGCGGTGGCCCGCTTGTCACCATCTACGGGGTGGTGTAACGGAAAGTAACGACCGTGGCAACCAGCGGCACATCCAACTTCGACCCTACGTTCGATGATATTTTGCAGGATGCTGCCGCGATGGTTGGCGGCGGGCCCGTCCTTGCTGACGAACTGATCAGCGCGCGGCGCGGCCTCGACTACCTGCTGACGGACCTTCAAAACCGGAACGTCCTTCTCCACAAAATCGAAACCACGGTGGTGCCAATTGCAACGTCGGTTTCGTCCTTGGTTTTCGATCAGACCATCTCAGACGTTCTTGTTGCTAGTATCCGCACCAGCAGCACTGACATGGTTATTGAGCGCGACGGCTACGAACGTTGGGCAGAAATCCCCGTCAAATCTGTGACCGGTCGTCCGACCCGCTACTGGTGGGATCGTCGCCGCGAATCCAACGTCATGAACCTATGGCCGATCCCCGACCAGCCCTACACGGTTGTCCTCACCATCCAGAAGAACGCCGAAAATACTTTGCGTGCCTTCGACAATGTTGATGTGCCGCGTCGTTTCATGCCGGCTCTCGTCTACGGTCTCGCTTACTGGATCGGTCTCCGTCGCGGCAATGCGGTTTCGACCGACCGCCTCAACTTCATTCGCGCCGAATACGAACGGGCCCTCAAGGGTGCTATGCGCGAAGATCGTGAGCGCGGCAAGGTCCTTCTCAGGATTGGCCGCTGATGCCCTACACCTACACCACCCTCACCAACGACGTCATCGCCAACATGGAGGAAGACTCGGCTGAGTTTGTCTCGGCCCTGCCCTCCATCATCGAGCGCGCGCAATCCCATTTGCAGCGCCGTCTCGACCCGGTCAACATCATCACCTTCACCGAGGTCTCGGTCAGCGCCTCGACGCGTACCCTGACTCTGCCGTCCAATCTCCTCGTCCTCAAGTCCATTCAAGTGTGCGCGACGGGCGGTTGGAATAACCTGCTCGAACAAAACAACGAATACCTGACCGCCTACTGGCCTGACTACACGTCCTGCGCGCCCACCAAGTACTACGCGCCGAAGGACAACGCCACCATCTATCTGGCGCCCACGCCGCCGTCCAATACCACGGCCCTCATCGAATACATCCCGCGCGTCAGCATCCTTAGCTCGTCCACCCCGACCAATTACTTCTCTACCTACACGGACACGGCCTTCTTCGCCGCTGCCATGCTGTATGCCAATGCGTGGACCAAGAACGCTGGTGGCGTCACGGTGTGGAAGCGCATCCTCGACGAAGAACTCGCGGTCCTCAACATCGAGTCGACGAGGGCTCGTCGCTCCGACACCTCCAATCGCTTCAACGGATCGCCAGAGAACACCATCGCGGGGACGCCGTAATGTCCGTCCTCGATATGTGGTCGGTATGCGACCGCTGTGGTTTTAACTACAAGCGGCGCTACCTCCGCAAGGAGACTACCAATTTCGTCGTATGCTCTTCTTGCTATGACGGCAAGTACGATCTCAAGAGCCATCCTCAAAACCGGTCGCCGCGCCCTCGCCGCGAACTGCTTCCAGTGCCGGATGGGCGCCCGCAGCAGGACCTTACCTTGTACTTGGCTTTGGAAAACGACGCGCTCTTGCTTACCGAGTCCGGCGCCCCAATAATTGTGACGCCTGTGGTTTGGAACCCTTCAATGAGCAGTCCAGCTTAAGGACACTCTCATGGACATTAAACTTGTTTTCGACTTTGTTGCAACCTTTCTGTGGCCTCTCTTACTGGCTTACGGCGCCTATCTGCATCGGGAGATTTCGGCCGTGCAAAAGAAAGCCGAACACATCAAGGAGCTTCACCACAACCACGTCGCCCAAGTCAACAAGGACTTCGCCACGCGAGAGGTTGTCTCCGATCTTGAAAACAAGCTGACAGTCGTGTTAAATAGAATTGACGACAAAGTAACCCGCATCCTTGAGGAGCGCAAGTAATGCCCTCGACTTATGATCCGCTCCTTCGCCTCGAACTACAGGCGACCGGCGAGAACGCCACCACTTGGGGCGTCAAAACCAACACCAACCTTGACCTGCTGGCAGAGTCCATTGCGGGCGCCGTCACCTTGAACGTGGCCGGTTCCGGCGATTACACGCTTTCGACGGCCAACGGCGCCGAAGACGAAGCGCGCCAAGCCATCCTCGTCCTGACGGGCCTGCTGACGGGCAACCGCAACATCATCGTGCCGTCTTCGCCCAAGAACTACACCGTCATCAACAACACGACTGGTGCCTTCACCGTCACCCTCAAACAATCCGCAGGCACGGGCCTCGTCTTAGGCGCAAGCGGGTCGACCATCACGGTCTGCACCAGCACCACTTGCATTGACGCGACTGGCGCCACCCCATACACTAGAAACTTTCTCATCGCAACCAGCGTAGCACCTGCTGTCAGTGCCCTCGGCCTAGCCAACACTGCAACCCTCGTAGCGACGTCGATTGGCAGTGCTCTTATCACGGCCGTCGACACCTCGGCTGGCCGGGCAGCTATCGCGGCAGCGGGTTCTGGTGCAGTTACTGCTTCCGGTTTGACCATGGCCACCTCCCGCCTGCTGGGCCGCACCACGTCAGCTACGGGCACGGTCGAGGAAATCACAGTCGGTTCCGGCCTGTCGCTCTCTGCTGGCAGCCTGTCGGCTATTGCCGGAACAGGAAACCTTTTGAACGTCCAGGTTTTCACCGGCTCGGGCACTTACACCCGCACCTCCGGTGCCACTCGCGCTGTGGTCGTCGCAGTAGGTGGCGGCGGTGGCGGTCGTAGTGTTGGCAGTGGTGGAAATGGCGGCACAACTTCATTTGGGTCGCATGTGAGTGCTGCTGGCGGAAGCGGTGCTACAAGCGGCGAAGGCGGCGCCGGCGGCACTGGCGGTTCGGGCGCTACTATCGCCATAAGAGGCGCCCCTGGCGTGGCAAGTGCGGCTAGTTTTGGTGGTAACGTGGGTGTGGCTGCTGCTGGGGCTGGTGGCGGTCAAGGCGGCGGCCTATCGACCACGGCGGGCGTTCGCGGCGGTGGCGGCGGCGGAGTTGCGGTAGCACAGTTTTCTAGTTGTTGCGGAAGTCTTGGGGGTGTTGCTGGCGGCGGCGGTGGCCAAGGCGAAACGTGCATTCGCTACATTACATCTGGCTTGGGCTCGACTGAAACCGTAACCATTGGAGCAGGTGGTGCTGGGGGTACCGGCATTCCGGGGGTCGCGCCAGCGGCGGGGGCCGGGGGCGCCGGCTACGTCATCGTCTACGAATATTCGTGATGCTGCTGTCGCCTCTCGCGCCGCCCGGCGCTCCTGATCCCGAAAGCCTCATCAAGCTGTACACGGAGAAGAAGATGCAGACCTATGCAATGGTGCAGGGTGGCACAGTAATCAACGTCGTTGTTTGGGATGGCGCTACGCCCTATGCCCCGCCCGAAGGCTGCGCCCTACATGCCTGCGACGGGCCTGTCGGCATTGGCTGGGCGTGGGTGGACGGCGCTCCTGTCGATCCGAACCCGCCTCCCCCGCCCGCGCCTGCGCGCATCGTTGATCCCGAGAAGCCGGCTGAAGGCGGCCCGACCGTCCTCTAATGCTGGAAGCCAAGCCCTTCGCACTCGGCAAGCTGACGGGGACGATCTACGACTTTCCCGAGACCGGCGACGTGCTGCCCCTGCACACCCACGGCGAGGCCGATGTGCATATCAGCATCGTTGCGCGCGGTGCATTTACAGCGCGGGGCACAGGCTGGCAACGGGCCGTGAAGGCTGGCGACGTACTGGATTGGAAGCCCAACGAGGAGCATGAGTTCGTTGCCACCGAACCGAACTCTCGTCTCGTCAACATTGTGAAGGGCACACCCTAAATAATGTCTGCGACTTTTCAAGACCAAAAACTAACCGAATTGGAGTTCAAGGTCGGCGTCATCAAGGAGAAGACCCAACTTGACGCGGGTGGCTTTTGGACTGACGCCGACAAGGTGCGCTTTCGCTACGGTCGCCCCGAACTCATGGGAGGCTGGCAGCGCGCCATCGACACTTCACAGGACCCGAAAATCTTCGGCGTCCCCCGCTACCTCACTTCCGTCCGCAACCGGCTTGGCCAGGCTGCCGCCTTCATCGCCACTCACAACGGTCTGTTCTCCAGCGAACTCTCCACCTTCTACGACATCACGCCTGTCGTCGCATCCGTCTCATCTTCCAACATCCTGTCCACGACTGCCGGCTCGACCAAGGTCGTCGTCTCCGTCTCGTCGCATGGCATGACGGACCAGACCCTCGTCGGCATCGTCTCTGCCAACACCACCATCGGCGGCAACATCATCATCAATCCGGTGGTCTCAACTGAAGTCCTTTTCGAAGTCAGCATCATCGACACTAACAGCTTCTCTATCGACGTGGGCACCACAGCCGCCGCAACCTCCGCACTTACGGGCGGCCCGGCCACCGTTCGTCAACGATACAACGCCGGCAACATTTCGACTATTCCCCGCTCCGGCTGGGGCACCGGCCCTTGGAGCGGCAACTTCGGCTGGGGCACACCCTTCGGCACCGTCTCCGATCCCATCCGCCTTTGGTCCGCAGACCTGTGGGGCACCAACATTATGGCTGTGCCCTCCGACGGCCCGCTCATGTACTGGGATACCAACGCTGGCATCACTGACCGCGTCACCATTGTCACGGCCGCGCCCTCCGTCAACCAGATTGTGCGCGTCGCCTCCGAAGCGCGGCACGTCCTCCTCTACGGCACCCACGACGTCTCCGGCAACTACAGTCCGCTGCTGATCCGCTGGTGCAGTCAAGAAGACTTCACCGACTGGACGCCCTCCGCGACCAACACCGCAGGCGACTACCCGCTGCCGAGCCGTGGTTCCGAAATCCGGGCCGTCAACCGCATTGGCGACAAGACCGCCATCCTAACCGACAACGACCTTTACATCCAGTCCTACATCGGCGGCAACGACGTTTTCGGCTTCACCGCCGTCGGCGAACAGTGCGGCGTCATTGCCCGCAACGCGGCCATCGAATACAGCGGTACCCTTTACTGGATGTCGCCGAGCGGTCAGTTCTTCCAATACGACGGCCGCCTCCAACCTCTTAACTGCACCGTGCTGCGCTTCGTATACGATAACCTCGACCCGCTGTATGAGGACAAAATCTACGCCGCAACCAATGCGACCTTCGACGAAGTCATGTGGTTCTACACTTCGAAGGAATCGCCCAACGGCGAGAACGACCGCTACGTCATCTATAATACGCGCGAAAAGCACTGGTCCATCGGCACCATGCCCCGTACGGTCTGGGAAGACAGCAACACCTTCCTGTACCCACTGGCTATTGACGACAACGCATCCAACCTGTACTATCAGGAAGCTGGCTACACTGCCGATAGCTCTGCCTTGGGCGCCAATCTGCAAGGCGCATACTTCGACCAAGAGGGTGGCAACTCTATCCTCTTCGTCAACAAGTTCGTCCCCGACTTCAGCAACCTCGCGGACAACACGCCCTACACCGGCACCCTCAACATCTCGCTCCAAGCCCGCAAGTACCCTGGCGGCCCGGTCATCACCAAGGGTCCCTTCCCTGTGACCGGCAACACCCAGAAAGTCTCGACCCGCCTGCGTGGCCGGGAACTCGCCATTCAAATCCAATCCTCCACCTCCTCCAACGTGCCGTGGCGCATGGGCCAGTTCCGCGCAGCTATCGAGCCTGATGGCCTGCGATGACCCGCCGCATCTCCTCCCGGTCCTTCCCTGCTGCCCCCCCCGACT